CGAAGCGCAAGCGTGCGCTTCTCCTCCTCCGACCACTGGTCGCCGTCGTAGTAGCGGTAATGCTCCTCGTTCTCGCGGCGCCACTTCTCCTCGAAGCGCTCCGCCGCGTCGAGCATCCTGCGAAACCTGTGTTGGCTGTCTATCTCCATGACTTTGAAAAACTCTTGTCCCTTTATATGTACCAGATTTGGAACTCCCAGTGCTCCAAATCTGGCCCTAGAGGACCTTCCAATTCAGCTCCTTTCGGCTTTTTTTGCCGTATCTGTATGCTAATTCTGAAGAACTTATGACTTTTTTTGAAAAAATATCACTGTCCCCGAAGAAGGTAACGTTCAATGCGTCCGCAAGGTTGGGCGATTTCAGGCCACGCTTCTTCATGTCGTCCTTGCTCTCGGCAACCACCTTCCCGCCCGAAATCTTGTAGGTCGGCTCTCCGACCTCCTTGGCCAGCTGACGGAAGCCGACGTTGTCGGGGCTGCCGACAAACACGGGCGCCTTCGTGCGGAAGAACTGGCGGCAGCGCCACCACAGCCAGTCGCGCAGCGTCCGACAAGGCGCCTCGCCGTCCTCTGGCGCACGTTCGCTGGCCATGACCTTCAGGACTGGATAGCCCATCCGCCCGCGCCAGACCGAATGGCACAGCATGTCGTAGAGGCCAGCGCCCACGCCGATCGCGTCCACGTGGATCCAGTCGCACTTCCATTCGTTGAACAGGATCCGCACGCGGTCGAAGCTCTCCACCAGGTCGAAGCCGTGCCAGCTCTCCGCATGGAGAATCCTGTCTCCCTCCCTGACCACCACGCCCGTGTCGTCGTCGCCCATCCAGGCTGGGTCAACTCCCAGACGACGTGGATAGCGAGTCACGCCCGCCGCCCGCTGCGCCCAGGCCTTCTCGATATACTCGCCTGGCACTATGAAGTCGTTGCCCAGGTTGGCGAACTTTCCGAGGACGCGGATCCGATAGACGTTGCTGGTGATGCCGTACTGGTCCCGCATGTCCTGGATCCAGCGCGTCGTCTGCCTGCCATGGCAGCGGACCATCCGCAACTCGCCCATCGGGTCGACGTAGGGATAGGAGTATTCCCTCTCCGCCAGGCTGTCCTCGCTGCTGAACTGGAGAAGGTGCCAGAACGTCTTCCCGTGGAAGATCTGGTGCATGTAGCCGCTGGTCTTCGTCGGGTTGCCCGCCATGAAGCCGCAGTTGCCAGGGTCCCCCATCGCGCCAGAGGCCACCTCGAAGATCGCGTCCCGCACGCCCGAACCCTCGTCGATGAAGAACATGCAGTCGTGGAAACCCTGCAAGGCGTCATTGTTGTCGGGACGCGCTGTGCGCAAAACCGCGCGGGAAATCAACGGGTCCTCCTTGCAGCGGAGTTCTTCAGTCAGGCATTCGTAGCGGTCCGCAAGGAATGGCCATTTCCTGCGGCAAGTGTCCGCGACCTCCTTCCAGACCGTCACGCCAAGCTGGTCCCCGCCAGCCCCCGTTATCGGGGCGACCTTCCCACGGGTGTCTAGCCACCAGTTCACCAGCCACCCCATCAGACGAGTCTTCCCTATCCCGTGCCCAGAGGCGACAGCCACGAACGGATGACGCTCGAAAGAACGCAATATCTCGGCCTGCTGGTGCGTCGGGATGTCGCCAAGCATCTCGATCACGTAGTCCAATGGACTGCGGTACCAGCGGCGCAGCCAGAAGCGAAGCTCCTTGCGGACACACTCGACTTCGGAGGGCGTCAGGGCGTCTGGACGTTCTTCTCCAGCCACTTCAACACCTCCTTCGCCACCGCCTCGCGGCCAGCGTCCGTAAGCCCGCCACCGTCGCCAATCCCTGGAAGGGCGTTCCGAACCAGCCACTGCCAGCAGATTTCCGTCCAGCCCTCCCACGCCAGCTCCACAAACGCCGACTTCTCCTTGATGTCGCGGCACCTGTGGCACACCTGCAAGGCCATGTCGCGCTCACGCTCCGCCTTGAACAGCTCCCCCTTAACACGCGAAAGCTCCGAAGTGATGTCCTCCATCTGGTCAAGACCCTTCAGGCTCTCCAGAAGGCTCAACGTCCCGCTGTCCGTCCCTGAATCACGCCGCGCAAGCTTCAGGCCAATCTCGCTGATTATCTTCCCCTGCTGGTCCTCTGGCAGCTTCGCAAACCAGTCGGGATTGGACGCTATGAACTCGTTCACAGTCTCTATCACAGTCCGACCAGCCTGCACCTGCGCAGTAACTACCTTCTGCTGCTGACGCTCGCTCAAGGTCCCTGCTATCACAACAGGACGGTTCTCCAGACGGTCCTCTATCGCACGCGTTATCCAGCTGCTTACGCTCCCGCCGTTCGATACCTCCTGGAGACGCTGGTACAGCTTCTCTGGTATCCGCAACGAGATTGTCCTGCTCTTGACGGCCATGTATTACATTTCCAAAATTTGATTTCGGGGGGTATGGGGCAGTACGTAGGCGGGGGGCGGGGCGTCGGGCCTGCACCCCCTGGCCTCGGCCTCGCCAACCCTGCCCCACCACCTCGCAAAAAAAACTACGCAACGAAACGAGAGGGACGGACGAATCACACTCGTAGCGTGAATACACACGCAGGAAACACAGCTACTCTTGTGGGTGGTCTTGGGGCTTGGAGCCCAAAGGTCCAAGGTCCGAAGTGTCTTGTGGGTCCAGGTCATCCAAGGGTTCGAGGTCCAGGGCTTCGGGGTTCGGGGTCCAAGTGCTATTGTCCAGGTCCAGGACGGACCCGCAGACGGGGCAAATGGCCTGCGGCTTCCCATCAAACCGCTTCCTGTGGGAAAAATGCGAGTGATGGAGCAATGGCCTTGGCAATCCACGGTCGAACTTTGCCAGCCTATACTCGACATTGCGTGTCGCCTGGTCTGGCGTGATACCTAATGCCTCTGCCAGCAGGTTGAATGCCACGACATATCTCGCGTAGAGCCTGGCGCGAATGCTTCCTCTGCCATTGCGATGAGGGATGCTATATCCAGCCGCCTGAAGTTGTCGCTGCATCAGCCAGGTCTTCATGGCGCTCTTGGTCCTTGGTCTGTCAGTCGGCATGTCTCCTCCAGTGGCGAATGATAATCGAATGACGTAGAATCGGCCTGGCCTGGATTTCCCTCAACGCGCGTGCGACGGTGTGCCTAGAGCATTGGCACAGTCCAGCCAGGCGAGAGATGTCTCCCGCTCCAGGGACTATAGGGGAGAGCTGCACCGCGTGGAGGAAAATCCTCTGGTGTGCCCGTGTGAGCGAGATGAGTTCTCGGAGAAATTGTCTGAAAGCTCGTTCCACGGGGATAAGATACACCCTTGTACACGCATATTCAAGTTGCTTGTAACAAGTTGGTTATATATGATAATCAATAAGATTATATGGATATGAAAAATATTTTTTTAGTGGTATTTGGTTATATTTGGTTGTATCTGGTGTCTACCTTAAAAAGTAGCAAGTAACTTGGAGGTTACCGTAGTTACATGGACAGAGCGTAGCGTTAGGCTATATAGCCGTAGTTACGAGAGGGGGCGGTCTATAAGCCCCCCTCTTGTAACAGCTACGCCCATGTAATAGGTAACGACAGTTACAAGCTAATAATATATATCTTTAGATATATAGTTTTCTTATAACTCCTAAGTATTTGTGAATCAACGATTTATACACTTGGGAAATTCTTGTGAGTTTGTAATTCGCAAGTGCTTGGTAATCAACAAAGTATTTCTCGCACTTTGTGAGAATCATTCTGCATCTGGCAGGTTGATGTGGATTTCTTTTGGCAGCTTCCACGCCGCGCCTGTGCAGCCGTCGATGAGCATTCCTTCGATGAAAAATGGCAGCACTATAAGATTGGCCCAGAAGCAGCCGTCAATGGTGGCCGTGACGTTTTTCACGACGGTCTTGTCCCCGTCTTGGATTTCGATTCGATAATCCCCCGCGCGGACGTTTCCGCCAGACGACAGTTCGACTGTTTCGGGCGTCCTTCCTGTCAGGACTACGACTTGTCTCCTCGCGTCCATGACGGTGAAATCCTTGCCTTGCGGCGTGGAGTCTATCTTGACGTTATAAACGTTTTTAGAGAGGATTGACGCGCATGACGTGCACAGCATGGCGGCGGCGCAGATGACTGGGATGATTTTCATTTAAGCCTCCTATGGGTGGTTTCACTAAAAAGCGGGGACGGAATATACTGGCCTTCCATACTGGTCCATGTGGACGCCAGGACCATATGCGTTTGGCTTGATCTGCACCTGTTCTCCAGGGACGCCGTTCGGCGTGTAGAGCTTGACTGGCCTTCCATATTCGTCCATGTGCACACCTGGTCCGTATGCATTGGGAGTTAGCCTGTTAGAATGGCTGCCATATCCGTATTGACATCCAGTAAGCATAAGCAATGTCGCCAGAAGTAGTAATGTTTTCATGGTTATACTACCTCCGTGTTTTTAACAGTCTTTAAGACTTTGGCCAGAATATCCGCAGGGATGTCCAGGTCAATGATGGCCCCGATGATGGCGGAGCGCAGGGCCTCCGATTTGTCTCCGTAGGTGATGTTGCCATCTCCAGGCGACGCCACGCGGGAGGCGACGATGTTCGAGCGTCCGTCCAGGTCCACAGTTGCGTGCGGGAACATTCGTTCCAGTGTCCCTAGGGAAATTCCTGACCACGGGCGTTTGCCATTGATGAGATTGACTATATATCCCTGGTCAATGCGATGCTTGTCAGCGATGGCCTGATAGGTTTTTCCTGTCGCACGTTCGGCCTTGATTTTATCTTCTACTGCCTTAATGATTTGCATTGTCGTTTTAACTATTTTTAATTTTTGTTTAAACCTTTAAATTGTTATAATATAGCACTTTATGTTTATCGGTTTAACCCCTCAATAAAAAATTTTTAAAAATTTTAAAAATTCTGCTTGAAATATTGGCAATAGACAGTAAATTATGTCAAACGCCAGGGAAAAACAAGGAGGAAACAATGCTAATCGGTTTAAAGGCAAATCAAGATCTGTTACACCAGCTTACCGCAGTGCAGGCGGCAATGCGGTGTGCGTCGAAGAGCGACACCATGCGTCGTCTTATCGTTGATGCATATGAGAATTTTTTTGTCCGTAAAATGACAATAGACAGTAAACCAACCCAGGAGAAAACCAATGAACGAAACGACTGATCTGCTGCTAGCTCTTGCCCTGCTGACCTGCTGGGCAATCCCGATGGGCGCTGGATACCTTTTCGGCGCAATCAAGAACCGCCTGAAGAACCGCTAACCAACAACCAAAGGAAACCCAAAATGAACACAATCGGAGTCGCCTACTATGCAGACCAGACGCAGGGGCTGGTCGATCTACAGGGAATGCTGAAACGCAGCTGGAGTGCTGCCGAGGCCATCGGTCGTATTCGCCGCCTGTCCATGCGGCCAGCGGCAATCGAACGTCGGGCCAGGCAGCTATTCGCAGAACGCTGCTGCCGCAAGCAGATATACCGAATTGAACTGCGGAAAATGGACGGCACTTACGTGGAGACGATATTCGAGGCCATGCTGGTGCCAGCCAACTCGTGACAATCTCCAGGGGAGGCAGACAGGCAAAATCACTGGCCTCTGCGACCTGCCTCTCCTTTCTTTAATCGCCAACAACCAGGAGAAACCCAAAATGGAAACAATTGCCGATTACCTGAAACGCGAGGTGCGCAGCCAGCTGGTCTGCATGTTGAATTATCTCGATGACGACGAAAAAACGGACCAAGAGAAATACGAGGCACTAGTTAATTGCCTATGCAATCTCAAGCTATGCAGGCGGCGAATCGAAAACGAATGCGAAATAGAACGCTATGTGTCCATGCGGGCAGGCGGCCTCGACGCGGCGACGCTCAGGGAAATGGCTGACGACGCGGCGGATCTTTACCACCAGCTGTTTGCCATCATCAATGAAAAAACTGAAGACCGCTATTGGCTGCATGATGACACACATCCCCTCGAAAATGACTGCGCGAAGGCGATTCTAGGAATCTACGGCGCGGGAGCCAAGCTGCATAAACTAGCCATGGCCAGGGAACAGGAGGAGCGCCGCGAATATCTCCAAGGCCCAGAACTTCCATTTGCCCAATAACCCTAGGAGAAATCACCATGGAAAACGAGAAATACTACGTGGAAATCGCTTGCAACGGATCCGTGCTGGCGGAATGCGACACCCACGAGGAGGCTCTTAGGCTGATTTGCCAATACGAGGAAGAAGACGAGGCGGACGGCACCTACGAGCCTGGGTATTACGGCATCCGCCATGGCGACAGATACGAGCGCTATATCAACGAATAAGGAGGAAAATGAGCACCTACCTGCAATCCATCCTGGCCATCGCCGACGCGATACCTGGCTACTCCGCCGAGCAGCTGAGGGCCGACCTGGCCATCCAGTCCGACACCCGCACATGCACCCTCCAGGAAGCCGCCGAACGGCTCCAGATCGGCATGTCCACCGCCCACCGCTGGATCGCCAGCGGCAAACTCCCCACCCGACGCGTCGGAAAACGCGTCCTTGTGAAACTCACCGACCTGGAGAAACTCATCAATGGAAAAATCTAACGTGAAAATCTCTGAATTACAATTGCAAAACATCAAGCGTGTCCGCGCGGTGGACATCACGCCAAGCGACGGCCTCAACGTGATTGGCGGTGCCAATGCCCAAGGGAAAACCTCGGTATTGGACGCAATCGCCTATGCCCTGGGCGGCGAGAAATACCGACCGTCCGAACCGCAGAACCGCGATGGTATGGCCCCTGCCAAATTGGAAATCACCTTGTCCAATGGCCTGGTGGTCACCCGCAGTGGAAAGAATCTAGACCTGAAGGTGGTGGATCCGACTGGCAAGAAGGCGGGCCAGACGCTGCTCAATTCTTTTATTTCCACTTTCGCCCTTGACCTCCCGAAATTCCTGAATGCCTCCAACAAGGAAAAAGCCAAGACGCTGCTGGACACTCTGGGAATCGAAGCAGAACTCACTGCATTAGACAACGAGGAACGCAAACGCGCGGACGAGCGCCTGTTGGCGGGGCGCGAGGCCGACCGCAAGCGGCACTACGCTGACGAATTGCCAGAATACCCTGATGCACCCGAAGCGCCGCTTTCGGGCGCGGAAATGGCCAAGAAACTCCAGGACGCTCTGGCAGAGAACGCCAAGCACCAGGCGCAACGAGAGAACCTCGCCAGACTCCAGGACCTGGTGACACGCTACAATGCGGAGGTCGTGGACCTCAACCAGCGCCTCAAGGCCGCACAGACCGACTTGGCAGCAGCCAAAAACGACCTGGCAGCAGCCAAGGCCGCGCCCATCGAGGCCGACGTGGACACCGCCGCGATCAATGCCGAGCTGGAGCAGATCGACACAATCAACTCGCAGGTCCGCACGAACCAGGACAAGGCGCGTGCCAGCGACGAGGCGGAACAGGCCGAGGCAGAATATGCCGCTGCTGGTCGTGCCGTGGAGGATGTGAGGCAGCGCCGAATGGCGTTGCTGAACTCCGTGAAAATGCCTTTGCCTGGTTTGACCATCGAGGCGGGCGAGCTGGTTTACAACGGCGCCAAGTGGGACTGCATGTCCTCTATGGAGCGAGTAATCGTGGCAATCTCCATCGTGCGCCAGCTCAAGCCAGAATGCGGATTCGTCTTGCTGGACCAGCTTGAAGTTTTTGACAGGGCGCAACTGGCAAAACTTCGTGACTGGCTTGCCGAGAACAACATGCAGGCCATAGCCACACGAGTTGCAGACGACGACACGTGCGACATCATCATCGAAGATGGTCAGATCTTGGAAGACCTGCGCAAGCCCGCCGAAAAAAACGTTTCCCCCGCCCCAGAAGAAGAACTGGAGCAATTCTAGCAACCATAACAGGAGAATCCCATGGAAAAATCAAAAATCAAGCAAACTTTGCCTTGCGTGCTGACCGAAGAGGAAAAACTGTCTTTGGGGCAGGAAATGGCCCAGGCGTCCCGCAAGAAGGCCGAACTGGAATCCAGCCTGAAGGAAATCACCAGCCAGTATAAGGCGCAGATTGTCCAGCAGGAGAACGTAATCCAGCAGGCCGCACGCCTGATTCATGACGGCTACGAATACCGTCCAGTGGACTGCGAGGTGGAATTCAACGCCCCAGAACGTGGCAAGAAGACGATCACGCGATTGGACACTGAAGAAACTCACGTTGAAATCATGACCATGCAGGAGAAGGCCGACTTGTTCTGCAACGTCGAGGACAACAAGGAAGAAGAGGAGGACGACACCAATGCTGAAAATTGAAAAAGGCAAGCAATGGAAACCACCAAAAGTGGTGATTTACGGTCCCGAAGGCATTGGCAAGACCACCCTGGCAAGCAAGTTCCCGCGCCCGCTGTTCATCGACTTCGAGGGCGGTTCATCCCGTATGGACGTTGACCGCATCCCACGCCCAGGCACCCTGGCAGAGCTGAAGGCCATCCTGGACGAACTCCAACGCGACCATGCCGACTACAAGACGCTGGTGCTGGACACCGCCGACTGGATGGAGCAGTTGCTCATCGAGGACATTTGCACCTCGCGCAAAATCCGCAGCCTGGACGAAATCGCCTACGGCAAGGGATTCTCGCTCCTTAGGGACACGCTTGCGGAATTTTTCGACCGCCTTGCGCGTTTCCAGGCTGTCACGAAAATGGGCGTGTTGTTCTGCGCCCATGCCATTCAGAGGAAAGTGGACAACCCCGAGCAGCTTTCCCAGTATGACCATTGGGAGCTGAAGCTGTCGAAGCAGGCGTGCCCGCTGCTCAAGGAATGGTGTGATTTCCTGCTGTTCTATAAATTCGAGACTGACTTGGTCAAGGAAGGTGAGAAAATGCGTGCCATTGGCCAGTCGCGAGTAATCTGCTCTGGCCATACGGCATGGTACGATGCTAAATCCCGCGACGCCAGCCTCAAGCCGACCATCAAGGCGAATTCCGCTGGAATCGAACATCTGCTGGCCTGTATCTGGCAGGAAATTGACCCCCGAGAGGAAGTGGCAGGACCCGCCCACGCACAGCCAGTGGAGGACCAGCCAGTACTGGAAAAGGTCAGTCCCGCGCCTTTGCCCGTGGGCGAAGGGAAGAAGGATTTCTCCGAGAAGCAATCCAAGCTCTGCGACCTCATGATTGCCAGCGGCGTGAAGCAGTCTGAATTGGCGACAATGGTGGTGAAGATGGGCATTCTCCCTGACCCCGCCGCAAATGACC